GAGAGGGTCACACCCCTCTACGAGAGGCGTGTCGTTGTACCCGTAGATGCGGGGGATGCTCAACGGGGAGCGCTTACCCTGCAGTGCGGGGGCGTACTTGCTCAGGTACTTCAGCACCCTGTCCCCGTGGTTGCTACGCATCACGTGGTGTTCGAGGTCGTACACCGCATCGTCAACGTCGTTACGTGAGAAGCGCAGCGCATCGTCAATCTGCTGCATCACACGGTTGGTGAGGGCTGCGTTCTGCCAGAAGGTACCTATGTACTCTTCTGCCTGCCCCTTGTTCCACCTTGCAGGCTCGGGGCTGTCGCTCTCATCCCCGACGTTGAGAATCCCGTCAGGCTGATACACCTCGATGAACTTGCACAGTGCGTTGACGGCACGCTGATCGTGAGAGGGGCATTGGAGGTCTGGGATGACCACATAATCCCCGTCCCGAAGGTACTTGTTAGATGCCACGGTATTCCTCCACATAGGCGAGTGCTTTATGCAGCAGCCCGTTGTTCTCGAAGTGTCCTAACGATGTGTTGCATCGGAAGCAGAGCAACGCTCTGACTGCCCCTGTCTGGTGGTCATGGTCAACTGCTAGGCGTGAAGTCTTAGTGCCCCTGTGGTTCACGCTTTCGCCTTCACCGCATATGGCGCACACGTGGCCTTGCATCTCGGCCATGCGCTCGTACTCATCGAGTGTGATGCCAAACTTCCTGAGCAAGTGCTTGTTGTTGTCGGCCCGTCTGACACGATCAGCGTTGTCACGCCGCCACTTCTGACGCACCTCGCAGCAGCACGAACGACACTTGTGCCGACGCTTCCCCGGCCTGTACTCGTAGAAATGCTCGCTGCCCTTGACCTCACCGCACTCACGGCACGTTCGCATTGTCATGTGTCAGTGTATCAGGCGTAGAGTGCGAGGTCGGATTGTTCGACAATGAACTTGTGCTTGCGTGCTTGCTTCACTGTGTTAGCCAGCAGTGCGGCACGGTAGCCTGCCTCAATATCGACCGGGATGATAGCCGCCTTGTCGATGTTGTCGGACGGCACGTGCAGGGCGTACGCCACATGCAGCGACGGGGGAGTGTCCCACTCGTGTCGGGTCTGCGTGTCAAGGTCGTACAGGTTCTCGCTGTACCCGTAGCAGGCGAACTGCACTGCCCATGACAGGGCGCTGTACTTGGGTGCGGTTGCCTTGCTCGTCTTGAGGTCGGCAATGAACACCTGACAGTCACGGTTGTGCACGAGAAGGTCGAAGGTGCCTGCCGTTTGCAGGTCGTCGTTAACGACTGACTGCTCAGACAGCATCGGCTCAAACCCTGCCTCGTGCAACAGCATCAGCGCACGGTCGGCGTACTGCTTCACATCGGCGGGGTAGTGTGCCACATCCTCACCGTTCAGCATGGCGCTGACACAGGCATGGACACTCGTGCCGTAGTCGGCTGCGTTGCTACTGCCTGCCGCATCCATCGACCGCTGCACAATGTCATTGAGTGTGGCGCTGTCGTCCTGTGCCGCACCCGCCGCCTGTGCTTGCAGGTACGGGTTGCGTGACAGCCCATACACTGTCTGCCGCAACTTCCACTTGGTCAGTGCACTGTCGTCGTCAAGCACCTTGCCCAGAGAGGACGGGCGCTGATACGGCAGCGGCTTCATGCTCTTGCCCTGCGGGTCGGACACGAGGGGTCGGCCCCACCTGTCACGGGGGAAGTCCAGCAGTCCTGTTGAGTCAGTCATTGTCTTGCACTACCTTCTTCCGGTACTCGTCCATCAACCTGTCTACTCGTTCTTCTGCCGCCTGCACTGAGGTGTGCATCATGGCGTAGCCGCACACGTCCAACCAGTGATCGGGTTTGTCCTGTGCCTTGCTCCGCACGATCTTGTCAAGGATGAACATGACGCTGACCTGTGCCGGGGTGACCCGTGTGCCCAGATAGGTAGTCCACATCTGTGAGGTTCTGGCGTGGTGCGAGTACGACTCCCCGTACTGCTCGTCACGCTTGCGGTACACGGCACGTGCTACCTCTAGCAGTAGTTGATCTGCTGCTGCCAACTCCCAACTGTCCATCGGGTCGGTCAACTCGTCGTCAGCCTCAACCTGGCTGTCGTAATCCTCAACCTGCAGCACGCTGCACTCCAATCTCGATACGTAGATACTTGATTCTTGAACCTGTGATGAGGGCAGCGACGTACTCTGCTGCCGCCTTGCGGGTACGGAAGTCTTTGTCGAGCAGTGGTACTTCCCCGTCGCTGACTGTCACGGCGTACTTACTCACACTCATCCCCTGTCTCAGCGTTGAATGTGGCTGCGCAACCGCACATGTGTGCCCCGTCGTGGTTGTCGGGCCGGATGCACATGTGATAGCCGTTGCCCCACCTCAACTCGCAACTCATGGCAGCACCTTGGGGGAGAAGCGCTCGGTCAAATCGACAGAGGCACACCTCGGGCAGCAGTACCCGAAGAAGGTGCCCTCACCCCTAGCACCCACCCACACTTTGACGAACGGCACGTTGTCCACCTCAATGTCGGTGATGTAGACCTCATTACACGCAGCACGGGAGCAGGGTCGGATGCTCACTCGTCCACCTCTTCGTCCTCATCGAACAGAGGAATGTCCTCGTAGTCCTTCACGACAGTCACTTGACGTTCACCCCCGCCACCACTAGCCCGATCACGATGAGGATGAAAGACACCTGCAGGAAGATCGCTTCGCTCATCACACCCCCATCAGATTCATCACGGCGGTAGGTCCGCCTTCGAGGTACACATCGTTAACGTCCTGATCGTTTGGCATCACAATCGGGATACCCGTTTCGAGTTTCTTCGCCACGTTGCGTGCGAACTCGGTGCCTGCCTTGTCCCCATCCCCGATCACGAAGATGCGGTCAAAGCCTTCGAGCACCCTGGCGAAGTGTGGCTTCCAGTTGTTGACACCTGGGATGCCGACAGCCGGAATGTCACACAGGTGGTTGAGTATCAGCGCATCAATCTCCCCTTCAGTAACGGCAAGGTATGACCGTGAGGTAAGCACTGAGGTCACGTGATACATGCGAGTGTCCTGCATCAAGGTGAGGTACTTACTGTGCCCGTGTTCCTTGCAGTTGTGCGTGTTCATGCAGCGAAACTTCATGCCCACCACCCCACTCGTCGTGATGTAGGGGATGCTCAACCTGTCACGGTACATCTCGTGGCCGTGAACGGGGCGGCTGACAACACCTAGCCGTGCCTGTTTGGCGGCGGTACGTGTGATGCCTCGTGTCTTCAGGTACTCGGATGCATCATCGAGGTCGTCCTCGTAGCGTGTCATGGCCTCTATCAGTATGTCCCTGTTCTTCGTGCTGCGCTTGAGCGTGGCGGGTGCACGCTGAACAGGCACACGGGACACGTGCATCTCGTCAAGTTTCTGACGTGCCTGCTCGGGGGTCAGGTCGTACGCCTTCTCGATCACATGCAGCGCATCACCTGACACATCACACCCGAAGCACTTGAAGATACCCTCATCCTCGTTGAAGGTGGCGCTGTTGTGCGAGTCGTCGTGGAAGGGGCAGGAGATACTGACCCACCCGTCACCCGTGTCTGGAATGTCGGCACCGCAGTTGCTCAGCACGTCACTGATGCTCGGCTTGTACTCGGACAGTTTCACTCAGAACCTCCGCAACATGTGTTCGAGGTTGTCGATCAGGTCTTCGTCGTGTGCCTTCAGGTGAAGGTGCCACAAGGCCACGAGTGCCCCGGCCTCAGCGTGGCGTACATTCAACCCGCACATGGGGCACACCCACCCACCACCCCCGGTGCTCTGTCGGTTACGCAGCAACGTCATCGCCGCCCCACCTCACACCCAGCACCTCGGCCTCAGCATCAACCGGGATGCCGTAGAAGGTGAACGTCATCTCTTCCTGAACCACCCGACGCACAGCCTCAGCCTGAGACAACGGGGCCTGAAGGATCACCTCGTCGTGAACGAACATCCACAGGTACTCAGCCCCCAGCCTCTCCACGATGCGCCTCACTGCTACAACGAACAGGTCACGTGCCGTGCTCTGAATCAGGTAGTTGAGGTTCGCGTACCCACGCTCGGGGTCGCTCGGGATGCGCCTGCCTGCGGGGTTGACTATCACGTGCATCCCACTGAGCACGTGTGACATGTGAGCCACCTGCTTGTACGTGCTCTTCCACTTGGTGACGACTGAGCGTGCCTCATCCATCCCGATGCCAGCCTGCTTGCTCAGTGTCCCGGCACCCCCGCCGTACAGGCTCCCGAAGTTGACTTGCTTGGCAACCTGCCGCTGATCCTTGGTGAAGTCGTCCCCGTACAGGTGGCGTGCGGTGCTGTCGTGAGTGTCCTCACCGTTGAGGATCGGGGCAGACAGTTCCCTGTCCCCACTCAGTGCTGCCGCCACACGAATCTCGATCTGTGAGAAGTCAGCGGAGATGAGCACGCTCCCCGGCTCAGCAATGAAGCACCCCCGCAACTCGGGGTCGCTCTTCTTCAACGTCTGCAGTGCGGGGTTCACCACACTCATGCGTCCTGTCCTGGCACCCAGCGTCTTGATCTCAGGGTGTACGTACCCGTCAGCATCAGAGTGTGCGAGGAAGTTGGTGAGGTTGGCTACCGCATTCTTGCGCTCCGACAGGAACAGGGAGCACTGCAGCACCAGCCCTACGTCTCCGTCAGGGTACTTAGCACACAGGTCTGGTAGTGCATCCTTGTCGAGTTGCGGTCGCCCCTTCTCGGTGACACGGGCAGGGTCAAACTTGACACCCCGCTCCTGCAACCACTCGACCCGCTTAGGCGAGAGGGGGGAGGGCAACCCCGTGACCGTGGTGATTACGTCGGCTGCGTCCTTCATCTCCTGCTCGTAGCGCTGCAGAAGATTGTGCACACGCTCGGTGTCCACCTTCATCCCACTCAAGCGCATCGAGGTAGCCACCGTCCCCAGCCACAACTCCTGCTCAATCAGGGAGCACGGCACACCTCGGTCAGTCAGTTCCTTGACAAGTACGGGGGCGAGGATGCGCACGGCGATGGCGTCTAGCCCTGCGTACTCAAGCACCTCGTGTGCCAGAGGGTCGATGCTCTGCCAGCCCCACGACTCGATCTTTCGTGTGCTGCGCATCGTGCCTTTAGGTGCGTGCGCTGCTGCCTCGGCCTTGAAGAACTCGTGACGCGCCTCGTCTGCCCTCACTAATTCTTCAGCCTTCAACCATTGTTGAGTGAGAGGCTTGAGCCCGTGAGGGTGCTCGTTACCGGGGCTCAGCAAACGTGACAGTATGTAGGTGTCAATCACCTTAGGCCCGACAACAATCCCCAAGGTGCACAGTGCCACCGTGTCAAACTGTGAGTGCGTGGCGATCTTCACCTTCGGGTTCTCAAGCGTGCCGTGCAACGCCTCGATAGCCCCGGTAACGGTGGGCGGGATGATGTAGGTTTCGTCCCCGTCACTGATCTGAACCAGGGTGACACGGAACTCGTCACTCCACGGGTCAAGCCCGGTGCTCTCCACGTCCACCCCGAACACGGTGAAACCCTTGAAGGTCTTGAAGTGCACCCAGTCTGTGTACTCCACCACATCATCGAGGTTCTGGCAGATGTAGATGCGGTGCGGTTCCTCCATGAACATCGTGTCCAGATGCTTCACGCAGACACCTCGGTCGGGAAGCACTCGGGGCACACCCACAGTTCAGCACCGTAGGCGTGGCGCACCTTGCTCACTGCGTGCTTGCGGCAGGTTGGTGCGGGGGTCGTGTCTTTGATAAGGGTGTCTAGGAAACGGTAGGGGCGAGGGGTGGCGCATGATCGTACGAATCTCGAAACCGTATTTGCATCTATCACGTAATACCCTCCCTCATCTTGAACAACAATTGTGAAGCGCTACATATTCCCTTCATCAAACACCTGGAATATGCGTGTCGGTAATCTGCATACGTGCGGCATCAAACGACAGGTGCCCACCATACGTGCCACGTGCGTCAGCCTTGCCAAAGCGATTCTTGACAACCGCCACACCTAGGGTGTCGGCAACACTGTCAACCTCAATCGTCACGATGACGGCAGGCAACTGTCCGACCTTCCCTTGTAGCGCCGACCGTGGTGGCGCTATACCTAGAGTATTCACCGCCTCTGACGTGTGATGCAGTGCGAGGACAGCGCTCTCGGTTTCCCGTGCCATGTTCTTCAAGCGTTGCACTGTCTTACGCAACCCACCCCACTCGTCGTGCCCGTCCACGGCTACGTCGATCAGGTTGTCCACAATCAGAAGCGAGGGGGTTACCCCGTGTACTTCCTCGTATGCCTGTATCTCTTCCTCGATAGCGAACAGTGAAGGTGTCGCGTCAAACGACCAGGCGATATGCTGCGTCTGATCGAAGACACTTTGCGCCCAAGGTATGTCATTGAACATGCGTGCCTCGGCCTCAGTCATCCTCAGCCCTGTCAGCATGGCGGCGGTGCGTGTCCTCATCGTCTGCTCACTCGTATCAGCACAGACGTAGAGCGTGGGTACGTTGGCGTGCACCGCTACGCTGAGGGCGAGACTCGACTTACCGGACCCCGGCTGTCCTGCGATCAGTGTCAACTCCGACTGCCTGATCTGCACCCCGAGATTGTTGAGTGTGTTGAAGGGGAGGGGGAGTGCGGTGCCTGCACGTTCCCTGCGCCCCACGTTGCGGGTGAGTGACTTCAACTCGACCCCCTTTGTTAATTGTCTGAACCAACCCCGTTTGTGAGTCTGCCCTAAGTGACGGTGTTAAATCAACCCTCTGTAATCAACTGTTCACTCAGAGACAGGAACACCCCCCAGGGCGAAAGGATGAGAAACTCCCTGAGGGGTGCCTGCGTGTCAGGTGAGGCGAGGACTGCGAGCAGAGTTAGCCACATCTGCGGAGGCGTCCCGATCCCGGTTTATCCCCCGGTGATCCACCTGACCCCGTGGCTCCTAGGTGCCTTCCCCCTTGGGTCGGACAGCCACGGGAACCTATCTCTACCAGTGTCCTGCCTCGGTAGTGGCAGGTGCCTTGACTACGAACAGATCGGGGTTGTCGCTGACAAACTTGTCGCCCTTGCCCTGCTCTTCAGCATCGACACCGACAACAGTCAGGTAACGGTAGCCTGTGGAAGCGCTGCTCTTGTGCTCGATCTTGCAGATGATCGTGCTGCCCACGTACGGACGCAGCGAGTCCACGATAGCGGCGTTGCTCCAAATCTGATTCGGGGCAGACTTACCACTATCGACAGAGGCCACGTTGACCCGTACTGCAGGCTTGCCTTCGGGGGCGAAGCGTGTCTTGAACGCCTCGACATACTCAAGAATCTCGATCACCAGCAACGTGTTGACGACACTGCTAGGGGAGACTCGTACCTTGTCACTGTCCTCTTGTGAGGGTGGAGTGTACTTGGTGGTTACCGTCACGGTGTTAACCTTTCTTCGTTCCTTCACCTGTTACAACAGTTACGGGGATACTCTTATTCCCCTATGTCACAGTATGAAGGTAGATATTTCTACACCGTCACTGTCACCCCATGTCTTAGTAGCGGCAAGTGTCACTACTTGAGAGTCATCCTGGTAAGCGATACCCGTTAACGCGTCAAGGATAGCCCTACTCAACTTGTCAACGTCAGGTCGTTGAACATGGTATTCAGAGTATCCCTCCCTTAGGGTACCCTTACTAGTCACGTGTGACTTGGGACGCTTGAAGGTGAACGTCAACTCCACTGACACAGGTCGCTCAGTAGGTTCCTCATACCAGTGACTCGCCTCTGCGGCAACATCTCTACGCCACTTGCCTACGTACTTGGACGCTTCAACGATTCTTCCCCTGACGAAACTCTTGGACCCTTGGGGTCTTGGGACACCAGGGACGAAGAACCTAGATACAGTCACGTGTCTTTCAATAGTTACGGAACTACGTCACTGAGTCCAAGACTTCTTCCTTCATCAGTACACGTGGGCGAATCGGGATACCGTCAGGTTCGTCACTGCTCTCGTCTGCTATCACGTAGTAGAACCCGGGCATTGCAGTTGGGCAGTACGCCACTACGGCGTTGTTGCTGCGTAGTAGACAGGGCATAAATCTGATACCGCGAATGTTATACGTAGTAGAGGGTTTATGCGACTGCCATAGTTACACGGCCGAAGGGATGAGTCCAATGGCGATTATCAAGGTGAAGATCAGTGAGGCACGGGTCGAATACCTTGAGCACCTTGAGGCTCGTGGGGTGAAAGCATCCACCCGCCGTGTGTACGAGGGGACGATCGGGGCATCACATGTTCCCTGTCGAAACCGCAGAAACGACGCTAAGGGTTGTGGGCACATGACCCTACACCTAGCACCTGAACGGCAGGAAAGTCAGCGAGAGAGGGCTTCACGCCCCGGGAATGCACATTCTAGGGAGACACAGTAACATGAGCAACGTGGTGAGCATCTGGTCTTGGACACCCGTAGAGGTCTACGAAGAACCCGATGCCAAGACAGTCGTTGAACAGTTGATACGCATGAAAGTGATAAACGCAGGCGGCGACCCCGACGCAACCGAAATCATCTGGTCGGAGGACATGATCTTCCCCGACGACGGGCCACCGGCACGCGTGATGGTGTGCCGTGGAGAGGCGCGTGCCCTGTGAGCATGAGAAGAAGCGCAGTGTACGCAGCCATAACCGAACACAACATGATGGTCGCTGACCTTGAAGAAGCACAAGCCGCCATTCAGCGGGTGCGGGAAGAAGTCAATGGCGACCAACCGATTCCACGCGCCAGTGATGATCTGGACAACGTAGCCGCCTACTGCGCCGGATACGTCGATGCCCTCCGCCGTGTGCGCCGCGCCCTGGACGGTGACGCATGACCACGATGAG